ACTAAAGCTCCTGCTGTTGCCATTGTCATTGGTATGCCTAAGAAGACAGCAATGGCTAAGGGTGGTGCTGTTGGTAAGGGTAAGTGCTAAAGTGATTAAACGAGGTGCTGAAGAGTTCAGCGGATATAACAAACCTAAAGCTACACCAGATCATCCCACAAAGAGTCATGTGGTGTTAGCTAAAGAGGGTGATGTTATTAAACTCATTCGCTTTGGTCAAGCTGGTGTTAAAGGCAGTCCTGATGGTAGTAAACGTAATGAAGCGTTTAAAGCTAGGCATGCTTCTAACATTGCTAAAGGTAAGATGTCTGCTGCTTATTGGGCAGATAAAACTAAATGGTAATGAAAGAAATATATGGCTACTAATCCCAATAGAGGAATGTACGGTGAAGACAAGCCAGTACAGCGTAACAAAGAATCAAGCGTAAGACCGGGTGATAAACCCAATCGTAGTCCCGGTTTAGATAATGCTGCAAGGTCTACCCCTTCTCTTATTTCAGACATGGGAAAATCAGACGAGGCTGATACTGCTCGTATTAGAAAAGCAGCAACTGAAGGTAGAGGAACTGGTACATCTACAGACAGAGCTGCTGAACGTGCTAGTTCACGAAAGCTAGGTAGGGCTGGTCGTGCTTCTGTAGCATTTGAAGCTGGTTATGGCCTTGGTCGTATGTTTGACGAAGAGACTGGTGCTGGTAAGAAGATGGTTGAAGGCTCACAGGTTCTTAAAGAAGTATCTCGTAAGCTTTCCGATAGCGATAAAGTGTCTCTTTCTAAAGATGCTAAAGAACGTCTTGTTGAAATTGAAAACGATAAAGCTATGCGTGAAGTAGATAAAGAAAAAGAAGCTAGTAAGTATGGCAAAGGTGATACCAAAGAATATGCCAAAGGTGGCATGGTTGTTGCCAACTGTGGTGCTTCTATGAAACCTCAACAAGGACGTAAATAATATGAAAGGCTTAATGTCTCCAGAACCAATGGACATGGAAGAAGAAGAGTGTTGCATTGTTACCCCTGAAGAGAACAAGACCAATACAGAACACACCATTAAGTTCTGGAAGCTTGGGCCTGAAGCATCTCCATCAGATGAACCAGATAGCAATGCTGCCTATTGGAAAGAGATTGCTTTGGTTTGGAAGATGGAGCCATCGGAAGCTCGTCGTCAACGCTGCGCCAATTGTGAATACTTTGATAACACCCCTGAGATGTTGTTAATGATGGATACTATTCCACGCAATGCTTTTGATAAAGATGCTGGTGGTAGAGGCTATTGCCACAAGTTTGAGTTTATCTGTCACAACCTACGTACTTGCACAGCATGGGAACGTAAAGAATATGAAATGGAAGAATAATATGGCAACTAACATTACACCAAAGTTAACACCAAAGCAAACTAAGAAGGTTGGTGTTGTTATGGCTGAGTTTAAAGACAAGGGTTTGCATAGTGGTAAAGGTGGCAAGGTTGTTACCAATCCCAAGCAAGCTATTGCCATTGCTTTGTCTGAAGCATCTAAGGTTAAAAAGAAATAACAATGACAATTACGCACTATCCAGAGGTGGTAGCAATATCGCCACAAGCTAACGCTATCACTTTTGGTGGTGCTACCACTGATGCCTTTGGTAGACTTCGTGTTAGTGAACCGTTCACTTTCTTTGATAGTCAGCATCGTTATAAAGATAATGGCTACTTCGATACAGCAGTGGTTGGTGGTGGTTCAACTACTCATCTCACTAACGAAAGCACTGTGAGGATGGGTGTAGGTACAGCTTCTGGTGATAGTGTTGTTAGACAAAGTAAGCGTTGCTTCCCTTATCAGTCTGGTAAGAGCTTGCTCATCTTTAATTCGTTTATGATGAATCAAGCTAAGGCGAATGTACGTCAACGCATTGGTAGTTTCAATAGTAATAATGGTGTATTTTTAGAACAAAACGGAACAGCTTTACCAAGTTTTGTTGTTCGTAGTTTTGCTACTGGCAGTGCTGTTGATAACAAAGTGTTGCAGAGTAGTTGGAATGTAGATAAGTTTGATGGTACAGGCATTAGTGGTATTACATTAGATTTAACTAAAGTACACATCTTATATATTGATATTGAATGGCTTGGTGTTGGTAGTGTTCGTTGTGGTTTTGTCATTGATGGAACATTACATATCTGTCACAAGTTCAATCATGCTAATAGTATTACTTCTGTTTATATGACAACAGCTAGTTTACCTGTTCGTATTGAACTTACTAATACTGGAATATCAGCAAGCGCTTCATCTCTTAAACAAATATGTTCTTCTGTTATGTCAGAGAGTGGATATGAACGCAAGGTGGCACAATCTATTGCACGTAAAACTGTAAATACAAGTATCACTACTAGCTTTATTCCTATTGTTTCTATTAAGCTTGCGTCAGATAGGCTTGATGCTGTAATTCTTCCTAGTAGATTCATTGGCTTTCCAACATCAACAGGTGACTTTGAAGTTGTTCTCATTCGTAATGCAACACTTACTGGTGCTTCATACGATACGACAACATTTAACAATGTTGATTTTGATATAGCCGCCACTGCTTTGTCTGGTGGTACTATTATTTCTAGTATATTTACATCGTCTACAAATCAATCTGCTAGTGCTGCTGCAAATAACACAGAATACAACTGGGATTTACAACTAGGTAGCACACTTGCTGGTGTTAGTGATGTCATTACACTAGCTGCTCGTACCTTTACTGGTACTAATACTATGGTTGGTGCTTTAGAATTCTTTGATCTTACATAATATATGGCAACTAAAAATAGAACACTAGGTAAGGCTTTAACAACCAGCTTTGCTAACATATATGTTGTACCTGCTAGACATAAGTCGCTTATTAAAAGTGTGCTTATCTCTAACACTACAGCAGCCCTTGCTAAAGTTAGCCTTGATTGGTATGACTCAGCCACTACCACCTACTACACCATCTGTAAAGACGTAGCAATGTTTGGTAATGGCATCATTCAATTGGAAGATAGCTTATGGCTACAACCAGACGACCTTATTCGTGGCCTAGCTAACGTAGCTGGTGTCACCATTTCGATATATGTTGAAGAACAATACGCAGTTGCGTTATAAAAGGAACACATGGCTAAAGAACTTTCAGAACAACACAAGCGTTTCCTAGAGGCTTTGTTTGACGAGGCTGCTGGTAATGCTCATATGGCTAAGAACATTGCTGGTTTCTCCCCCGGTTACAGCACTCGTATGCTTACTAACTATCTCAAAGAAGAAATCATTGAGGCAACACAGCTACACATCGCTATGAATGCACCCCGTGCAGCTATAGCAATCATTAGCGGCATCACTGACCCTACAGATTTAGGAACAAAAGAGAAACTATCAGCAGCTAAAGACTTGTTAGACAGAGCAGGGTTGACTAAGACTGACAAAATTCAAGTTGAGTCTGTTAATGGCATCATGATTTTGCCAGCTAAGGACAAACAAGTTGACGAGTAGAGAAGGCTTAGGTGTTTGGATATTGCCACAGCCTGTTGCTGAACAAGTATGGGTGGCAATACCTAAGTTTGGTAGAACAATACCGTTTGGCTATTGTGTTAATGCTGATGAACCTGATTGGTTGCAGCCAATACAGCTTGAGTTAGAAGCTTTAGAGAAAGCAAAGAAGTTTATTAAACAATATTCTTCTAGACAAGTAGCGGCTTGGCTTAGTAAGCTAACAGGCAGAACCATTTCTCACGTAGGTTTATTAAAACGAATAAAGAATGAGCAATCCCACCAAAGAAAGTCTACAACTTATCGCAAACTTGCCGACAGGTACGAAAAAGCGATTAAGCAAGCGAAAGTCTACGACGAAAGACTTGGTACAAACAAGTCCAATTACTTTGATGGAACCCGCTACAACAGAATTAAAGACTCCTTCACCAACAACGAAGATGGAAGCTCATCCACTGCCACCAGTGGAGACACAGAACGTAATCTTTCGTCCCAATCCGGGGCCACAGACTGACTTCCTAGCTTCTTCAGAGCGTGAGGTGCTGTATGGTGGTGCTGCTGGTGGTGGAAAGAGCTATGCCATCTTAGCTGACCCTCTACGATACATGGGTCATCCACAATTCTCAGGACTTATTCTTCGTCATACAACAGAAGAGTTACGAGAACTGGTGTGGAAGAGCCAAGAGCTATACCCAAAGATTTATCCCGGTATAAAGTGGAGTGAACGTAAGATGAGTTGGGAAGCTCCGTCTGGGGCGCGTCTATGGATGTCTTATCTGGATAGAGATGAAGACGTTATGCGCTATCAGGGCTTGAGTTTTTCATACATAGCCTTCGATGAGTTGACTCAGTGGGCTACACCGTTTGCCTATGACTATATGCGCTCACGTTTGCGTACAACTGCACCAGATTTACCAGTGTTCTTTAGAAGCACAACCAATCCCGGTGGCGTTGGGCATCAATGGGTGAAGAAGATGTTCATTGACCCAGCACCAGCTAACAAAGCATTCTGGGCTACCAACATTGAGACAGGTGAATCTCTTACGTTTCCTAAAGGACACGCTAGAGAAGGTCAAACATTGTTTAAGCGTAGGTTCATTCCTGCTAAGCTGTCTGATAATCCCTCTTTAGCTGCTTCTGGCGACTATGAAATGATGTTGTTGTCATTGCCAGAACACCAGCGTAAGCAATTGCTTGATGGTAATTGGGACATTGCTGAAGGTGCTGCGTTCTCTGAGTTTAATAGAGCTATTCACGTTGTAGACCCCTTTGACATCCCTAGAGACTGGCCTAGATTCAGAGCTTGTGACTATGGCTACAGTAGTTTTAGTGCGGTGTTATGGTTTGCTGTAGCTCCTGATGATTCAATCGTAGTTTATCGTGAGTTGTATGTGAGCAAAATGATTCCTGAAGATTTAGCTAATGCAGTGCTACAACTAGAAGCTAATGAAACTATTAGATATGGGGTGTTGGACAGCTCATGCTGGCATCGTCGTGGTGAAGGCCCATCTATTGCAGAGAAGATGATTATGAAGGGATGCCGTTGGCGTCCTGCTGATCGTAGTGCTGGTAGTAGGGTTGCTGGAAAGATGGAAGTACATAGACGCTTGCAAATTGATCCAATAACAGAGCAGCCTCGTGTTGTTTTCTTTAACAACTGTACTCACATCATTAGTGATTTGCCTACACTTCCATTAGATAAAACAAATAGTGAAGACATTAATACTAAAGTTTCAAACGATCATGCATATGATGCATTGAGATATGGATTAATGAGTAGACCACGCAGTGCATTATTTGACTATAATCCATTAACGCAAAGATCAGGTATGAAAGTGGCTGACTCCACCTTCGGTTATTAACAGGAATAAATATGGCAACTAAACAATTTATGGAATCTCAGACTCTTGCTTTAGACGATGTTAAAAACATTGATGAAGAAGGTTTCTCTGGTGGTGGACTCATCTCTTTCATTCAAGAAAGATATACACGTTCTGAAGAGAGTCGTCGTTCTGACGAAACTCGTTGGCTCCGTGCTTATAGAAACTATCGTGGTTTGTATGGCCCTGATGTTAGATTCACTGAGACAGAGAAGAGTCGAGTATTTATTAAAGTTACTAAGACTAAAACATTAGCTGCTTATGGTCAGATTACAGATGTATTATTTTCTAATAATAAGTTTCCATTGAGTATTGACCCATCAGTATTGCCCGATGGTGTACTTGCTGATGTGTCGTTTGATCCAAAAGATGCTTCTCCAAAGGAATCAAAAACTAAGCGTTCACTAGTTTATGGTGAAGCATCAAAGAATATTAATAAAGATTACACACTAGACACCATTGAGGAAATGCTAGGTGAGATGGCTGCTGATCTTAAAGACGTTAAAGGTTTGCAAGAAGGTGTTGGTAAGTCACCAAGCTCTATCACGTTTAGCCCTGCAATGATAGCTGCTAAGAAGATGGAGAAGAAGATTCATGACCAGCTAGACGAAAGCAATGCCAATAAACATCTCCGTTCCACTGCCTTTGAAATGGCATTGTTCGGTACAGGTGTGATGAAAGGCCCATTCGCTACTAATAAAGAATATCCACATTGGGATGACGATGGTAAATACAATCCATTAATTAAAACAGTTCCTGAAGCATCTCATGTTTCCATTTGGAACTTCTATTGGGATAGTGACGCTACCAACACTGATGACTGTCAGTATGTTATTGAGCGTCACAAGCTTAGCAAGACACAACTGCGTGCTCTTAAACGGCGTCCATACTTCAGAGCTAATGTAATTGATCAGCTTGTTGAACAAGGTGAAGGCTACATTAAGAAGTATTGGGAAGATGACTTGAAAGACTTTGCACCTAGCTTTGGTGTTGAACGCTTTGAAGTGCTGGAGTATTGGGGTAATATTGACGTTGATATGCTCATTGATAATGACATTGAGATTCCAACAGAGTTTGAAGATGCTGGAGAACTGCAAGCAAACATCTGGTATTGCAATGGTAAGATTATTCGATTGGTACTCAATCCATTTAAACCATCTAAGATTCCATACTACGCTGTTCCATACGAACTAAATCCATACTCACTGGCTGGTGTTGGTATTGCTGAGAACATGGACGACACACAAACTCTCATGAATGGTTTCATGCGTATGGCTGTGGACAATGCTGTGTTGTCTGGTAATCTAGTATTTGAAATTGATGAAACCAATCTTGTACCCGGTCAAGATTTCTCTGTCTATCCCGGTAAAGTGTTTCGTCGTCAAGGTGGTGCTCCCGGTCAAAGCTTGTTCGGTACTAAGTTTCCAAACGTAGCTGCTGAGAACTTGCAACTGTTTGACAAAGCTCGTCAGCTTTCTGATGAGAGCACAGGCTTGCCTTCATTTGCTCATGGACAAACTGGTGTATCTGGTGTTGGTAGAACAGCATCAGGTATTAGTATGTTGATGAATGCTGCCTCTGGTGGCATTAAGACAGTGATTAAGAACGTTGATGATTATTTGTTAGCTCCACTTGGTAAAGCTTTCTTTAACTTCAATATGCAATTTGATTACGACCCTGAGATTAAGGGAGACTTGGAAGTCAATGCACGAGGCACTGAAAGTTTGATGGCTACAGAAGTTCGCAGTCAGCGCCTGATGCAGTTCCTTCAGATTGCAAGCAGTCCAGCACTTGCACCGTTTGCTAAGTTCCCTTACATCATTCGTGAAATTGCCAAGAGTATGGAACTTGACCCAGACAAGGTAACTAACAACATGGACGAGGCAATGCGTCAGGCTTATTTGCTGCAACAGAACGCACCCCCTGCTGCTGCTGGTGCTCCTGCACAAGGCGTTGGTGGCCCGCCTGCTGTAAGTGACACTGCTGGTACTGGTGGTGGAAACATTGGCATTGGACAAGCTCCTGTTCCCGGTGAGCAAGGCTTTAGTGCAGCACCTCCACAAGTATGAACAAACAATATCTTTCCAAACTAAAGCAGCTTGCTAACAATGAACTTCAATGGAATGCTTTCCTTGAAATGCTGGAGCACAACATTGTTCAGCATCAGCGTAAGCTGGAGCAATCTGTAGATATGACTGATGTCTTTAAAGCACAAGGTGCTATTGCTGCATTGCGTCAGCTTAAATATTTAAAGGATGAAATAAATGTACAAAGAGCAGACTGATAAGATGCTTGCTGACGGTGGTGTCATGCAGCAAGGTGGTACTAAAGATGAGGCCAGTGGTAACGATGTTCCTGTTGGTTCTTTGAAAGAAGAAGTAAGAGATGATGTAGATGCCAAACTTAGCGTTGGTGAGTTTGTAGTTCCAGCAGACGTTGTTCGCTACATTGGTTTAGAAAACCTAATGAAGATGCGTGACAAAGCTAAAGCTGGTTTGCAGAAGATGTCAGACATAGGTCAAATGGGTAATGCTGAAGAAGCTAAAACACCTGAAGAAGATGTTACAGAG